TAAATAGATGCCACGATGCCATCACTATTCTCATCGCTTCGCCAGGAGCTTCAGGGCACTGGTTATGCTGCTCGCTCGAAAGAGGCGAGAGACTGGTTCGTAGAAAGAGTCAAAGAACTCAACGGTCGCATCAATCGCAATAAGTTACTCAGAGACACAGAGGTCAAACAACAGAATCTTCCAAAATGGGGATTCATGTATATGTTCCTTTATGATGCAAAGTACAAAGAAACGCTGCCATACTTTGATAGGTTTCCGCTTGTCATTATGCTTGCGCCAGCACCGGGCGGATTTCTGGGGATGAATCTGCATTACTTACACCCGCGCATTCGTGCAATATTTCTAGATCGTCTGCTTGAAACAATTTCTGATGATGTTTTGACAGAACGAACTCGGTTAAGAGTTCGATATGAATTGCTGAACAGAGCAAGAAAGATGCGTTACTTTGCTCCGTGTTTAAAGCATTATTTGTTTGAGCAGATGAAGTCGCGCCCAGCGCAGATCATGGCTCCAGACTGGGAAACAGCAATCTTTCTGCCCACAGAACATTTCAAGGGTGCTCAAAAGGCTGCTGTCTGGCGAGACTCTAAGTCAATTTACCAAAAGGCATAATTATGGCGCTGAATTCTATTAACGATCTAAAGGCAGCTATCTCGCGAGGCAACGGTCTTGCTGCTACAAATCGGTTCAACGTCATTATGACTCCTCCTCGAGGCATTGCATCGATTCCACAAGAATTTACTATCCTCTGCGAAAATGCAAGCTTTCCAGGAAAGCAAATATTGACTGCCGATTACGGCTTGTTGCGCCAGACAGAAAAAATGCCAACTGGTTATATGAACGAGGAAGTGGTATTTACGTTCTTGCTGACAAATCAATATTCGATGAAGAGAATATTTGAATCATGGCTTGACACAGTATTAAACGTCAATCGATATAGAGCAGCATACAAGAACGATTATTCGGCCGATGTTGTTATTCAGCAACTTGACAAAGAGAATACTGTTGTCTACGAAGTAAAGCTAAAAGAAGCATTTCCAATTACTGTAAGCGCAATTGGCTTCGATAATGCTGCAGAGAATTCAGTGCAGAAGATGACAGTTACTATGGCATTTACTGACTATGAAGTGAATTGAATTTAACCCGTAATTATTATGGCACTACCTAAAATCGATATACCAAAATATGAAGTGAAGATTCCATCGACTGGAAAGACTGTCATGTACCGTCCTTACCTAGTCAAGGAAGAAAAGATACTGATGATCGCACTCGAGTCAAAGAGCAACTCGCAGATCATGACAGCAATGAAGGACATTGTTTCTTCTTGTACTTTTAATAAGATTGATCCTGACAAGTTGTGTACGTTCGACCTCGAATACTTGTTCCTCAAGCTGCGTTCTAAATCTGTTGGTGAAGTTTCTCGTGTGGGCATCAAGTGCAAACACTGTGAGGCCGTCAATAAGATTGAGATCAATCTCGATGAGGTACAAGTACAGTTTCCTGAAAAGGTCGAAAAGAAGATTCAGCTAAATGACGAAGTCGGTATCACGCTGAACTATCCAAAGGCTGACTTTCTTTCTGACCAGGATACTAAGCTTACGCCAGAAGCTATCACCAACGTCATCATCGCCTGCATCGATACGATCTACGATAAGGACGGAGTATATCACGCGGCAGAGCATAAGCGTGAAGAACTTGCCGAATTCGTAGATTCGCTGAATCAGGCACAATTTCTGAAGATTCAGGAATTCATTTCCAGCATGCCTAAACTACAAATGGACATCAAGTTCAAGTGCGAAAAGTGCAAGAAGGAAAACGAATTTGAGATCTCAGGTTTGCAGAATTTTTTCAACTAGCCCTCTCTCACGACAATCTTCTGAACTATTATCAGACTAATTTTGCAATGATGCAGCATCACCACTACAGTTTAACTGAGCTTGAGGATATGCTGCCATGGGAGAGGGAAATCTACGTTCACCTGCTATCGGAACACGTTAAGCAGGAAAACGAAAGAATTCAAAAGCTCAATTCTAAAAAGTAAACTACGATGGACGAGACAAAAAAGACAACAGATCCAATAGTATCATCGCCCGATGTTACGGCCTCGTCCATCACGCCCACCGCTGCACCTGTAGCAGAAACAAGAGCGGCAGCATCAAAGAAAGCACCTGCCGCAAAGAAACGC